GGGAATGCCCAATCAGCTGAATAATAATAGTGATGAACCTTGTCGTATATATCACTCTTATCGGCTCTGAGTTTTGAGTAATCCATGTAATAGATTTCAAACCCTTGTTCTCTATCTTTCTTCCAAACAATATTTAATGCAAACCCACCATATAAAATAAAATCTAAACATGCTTTTGACCAAATATCAAAAAGGGTATCACCCAAAGAGTTAACCATAAGACCTCTATCTTTTTCTACCAAGATTAAATCTTCACCTCTAACACCATACCACTTTGATGTGATTGATGCTCTGTGTGTTGGGGAACTGTTATAAAGACGAATTAACTCCTGTGGAGCCAAGTTCGAAATTCCGTAGCTAACCCAGGGATATCTTGTGTTAATGATTAAATTCTCTTCGATTATAGGAACATTTGCACTTTGAAAATTGAATACCTTCAAGATATCTTCATTTATCGGCTTATCTGGTGTCATTTCGTTCATACTATTAAATATATTAAATTAAGGGTGTAATCAATTAAATCAAGATTGAAGGAGTAGGTGGAACCCAATCTATCAATGGTAATTCAGTTATCCAATCATAGTTTGGATTTTGATTATTGTCTATCTCTTGTGTTGAGATAATCCAATTCGGTGGTTCATTACCATCTAAAACTGGATTGAAATACCAGTCTGCTTGTAATAATTGTCCAACCAATTCATCTTTCTGTTGTATTGTTAATAATGCTACTTTCATAATTTATATTGTTGAACCAGAGAATAGAACACAGCTGTTTATATTTGCTGGTAATATTAAAATGTCGGCAATTTGTTGTTCTGTCATACAAGGAATAACATAATCTAAGAGCTCAACACCCCAACCAATTTGCCAAGACTCTCCTGTTGCTTCATCATACTCACACATTAAATCAGGATAAGCATAAGTTATAGTTCCTGAATCATTTGGATAACCCAAACATGTGTCCATCTGTTGAATAAATTGTTCTGCCTCAGGCTTCTGTAAAAAGATGATATACTTTACCATGTGTTATATTGGTATTTTGTTTTCAAATAATTCTCTACTTGCAGAGCTTCACTTGTGGTTAGGTTTCTATTGTAAGCTAAAAACTCAACAACAACTGTATTGTTCGTTGAAGTTCCACCAGGGTCTCTTCCAATTTGTAGAGAAGTTACATTATTAAATGCTGTCAAAGTTGCTGCGGAAGCCATCAGAGAATCATTAAGAAATACTGAGGCTGCAGTAGTTGTTCCAGTAACCTCTAATAATAATGGTCTATTATTCGTAGCACCTGATGCATATTGTATTCCACCAGCATTTACTAAATAATCTCTCTGAGCAATTGTTCCTCCGCCATTCGTGTAGAATAATACATTTGCTGATGAAGATGAATATGTTTGGAAACCAATATATGCGAAAGAATCAGCAGCAACTCTTTTACCAACCCAATAGTAAGTATGAGCTGAGAAATTGGTTGAACTGAAACTTGTAGATAACATTACATCTCTTGAACTAAATTCAATACCAGTTCCTGTGAAAGAACCAAGTGTTGTTGTAACTGAAGATGGTTGATTTATTGCTGTGCCTTGTGTAATACTACCACCCAATAAACCATAGTTAGTCCATGAAGAATTTGTAAATCCTGATATCGCATCAAACCAAAATTGTAAATTAGATAATTGACTTGGTGAGAATGGTGCTTGAGTTGGGCTTGGAGTTATTGTTGGTGTTATACTTGGAGTTAAACTAATTGTTGGTGTTACCGTAGATGTAACCGTTGGAGTCACAGTATTAGTCGGTGTTATTGTTGGAGTGATTGTAGACGTTATTGTTGGAGTAATACTTGGTGTAACAGTTGATGTTATTGTTGGAGTAACAGTATTAGTAGGGGTTATTGTCGGTGTTATTGTAGATGTAATTGTAGGCGTTAAAGTATTAGTTGGAGTAATACTTGGTGTAATACTCGGAGTTAAACTAATCGTAGGTGTTACTGTTGGAGTTTGTGTTGGTGTTCTTGTAGGAGTAATGGTTGGTGTTACTGTTTTGGTAGGGGTAATACTTGGTGTAATCGAAGGTGTAATACTTGGTGTTAATGATATTGTTGGCGTAGTTGTAGGTGTCTGTGTAGGAGTTGGAGTCTGAGTCCTTGTCGCTGTCACAGATGGTGTTGGAGTAATTGTAGATGTCGGTGTAACGGTGTTTGTAGGGGTCTGTGTAGGGGTATCAGTTATGGTTGGAGTAATAGTAGGGGTTGGAGTATTGCTCGACGTAATGGTAGGTGTAATCGTTGTTGTTGGTGTTATTGTAGGGGTAATAGTTGGAGTGATACTTGGAGTTGGAGATGGGTTCAACTCATTCGGAGCAAAGATATAGTTTGAGTTATCTTCATTGTTAGAGATATACTCAACATAGTAATCGTTTGTTGTATCCGCAGATGTTGCAATAAGAAGAGCTGTTCCATTCTCAACAACATTATAGGCTAATGAAGGATTTAAATTCGTTGGATTCTGTGCAATCTGTTCGCTTATAGTATAAAGATATTGTCCTTCATACGGAAAAGGGATTTCACCTAAGTCTGTTCTTGGTCCTTCAACAAAATCAAACTCATCATATCTAACCTTATGCGTTGATAAGTTAGGTAATACAAAGTTTACCTGTTGCTTTGAGAAGATGTGAGTAAAGGAGAATAACCATTGAGGATTTGATAGTTCAGCATTCTGTGATACTGTAACTACCATCTTATTCAATTGTCCTGTCTTAAGTAATATCATGGCATTAAAATAAACATAAGGAGGTCAAAGACCCCCCTATGTTTAAATATAGAATTTTTATAACGCTTCTACAGTAATACCTTGAGTTACACTGTAAATTGTTCCGTTAAGTGAATTGATAGGGAACTGCTCAAGAGATTGGAAAGTCATATTTAGCCCGTTAGCGTCGCCCAAATTTTGTCCACTAACTTGACTACCAGCACTTATGAAGCTACCGTAGTTTAGACCCATGAACCAATAAAGACCATTGTTATCAGAGAAAACAATTGCAAGTTTTTGATTTTGAGCTAACACCTTAAGAATATTTCTCTTCTCTTGTGTCATCTTAGCAAAGTATGTTACAAGTTCGTCTTGATAGAATACTGTTCCTGCTTGTAAAGAAGCATTTACAGTCTCAGTAAACTGAGATGAAGTTCTAATCAATTCGAAAGCGTAAAATGTGCCAGTTCCTGAGATTTGTGTGATGGTATCACCAGTGATAGGGTCACTTGATTGAGTTACAGATGTGATGTTACTGAAATCAGTAATCCATGCATTCGCAACACCACCCGCATTATCACGACATCCTAAAGGTATACCAGCTGTTAAATTACAAGCCATTTTATATTAGATTTAATTTTTGTTTATGTTGTAGAAGAGGTGGGGGTTTCCCCCCGCCACCTCAAATATTATAATCCGTTAGTCACGAAGAACTGAGGGAAAGCAATTGCTGAACCCAATTTCCATGCTGACATGATTCTTACTTCTTGGAAGTCCTGAGACCACCATGCTCTAAATGAATCTTCATCAGATGCTAAGTCAGTTCCAACAAGCATATACTGCATTGGTCCGATAACGATTAAGTTAGAACCATTCAATCCTGGAACACCTACTACTTTGTAGTTAGTTTGAGGATGGAATACTTCATACACTTGACCCAAAGTTGGTTCAGTGAAATGGAAGTTATTCACGTTTCTTAACGCTACACAGTAACATTTGAATTGAGTCTGAGACATGTAGATAATGATATCATCTCTGTCATAAACGTTTCTATCTAAAGAAGCGATTAAGTTATCGATTTGAGCTAATGTGTTGTAAGCCTTCTCAACTGTAGAAGAACCTGTTACAGAACATAAAGCAGTTTGACCAGTTAATTGAACTACACCAGCAGTGTTGTTAAATAATTGGATGAAACCAGAATAAGAAGATGAACCCGAAGAAGCATTCCATAATGAATCTTCATTGAATCTCTTAATTTGTTTAGTTTGTAAGTCTATGATAGCTTGTTCAAATGGAGCGTTCTCATTGTAAGAACCAGCATTTAAATATTGACCTAACCATAGAGTGTTTAATTGTTGTAAACAAAGTGATTGGTTAACTTTGTAAGATTGAACAGTTACAGGAGCAACAGTAAATGTTGTTTCACCTGAGTTTGTCCATCCGCAGTTTGTGCCAGTCTGAACTTGTAAAGTTTCAGAAAGTAAGTTTACGTTTTGTGTTCCTTTTATCAATTTGTTACCGTAAAGGTTTTTTATCCTTTACTTCTTATCCTTGAGTTAAGATAAGTTCAGCATACATTTTCAACTTTGAAAGTTGTCGGATACTCGTGGGAGGATTATATTTATTCACCTCCTATGCGTTACACTACTTAAAATCCTTTTCGTTATATTTTAAGTTAGCTCGGTATTTGGAATCTCACCGTTCACCGATTTTACCCGATTCACATCTTATATCACTATAAGAAGGGGCATAAGCTACCAGGAATAACATTAACGTATCTCATTGTTACAGGAGTAAGAACCGCTTCTGATACGATATCAGCAGAAAGTTGGTCTACGAATGAACCCAAGCCACCTAAGTCGTAGCTAAAATTCATTTTGCTTAAATTTCCTTTTTTCATTTTTGATTTTTGTTTAGTTTTGAATCATTTTCTCTCTTAATCTCTTGAAGCTTTCGAACTTAGAGTTTGTAAGAGGTGATTCTTCATTTATTGTTTTTTGAGTGTAAACTCTTGAACCAGCAGGTTCTTTTGAAAACTTTTGGAATTTACCCTCAAGTGTTTCTTGTTTAGATACTACCGCATCTAATTTTGTTTCAAATCTCTTTATTGCTTCAGCGAATAGGTTTGCAATCACTTCCATGTCAGAAGACATTTCTTCAACATTTTCACGTTGAGTGATTTTACCATCCTTAGTAATAACTCTGATTTTAACATCGTTTCCTTCGCTGTCCTTAAGAACAACTTGATGTTCACCATC